GGCGCGGGTAGTTCGGCTTCTGCCGCTTCTTCATTGCTTGCATGTCTTCAAGCCAGTAATCATGGTCAGTCATCGTTACCGTCTCCCGTGTTCACTCGCTTTAACGGGAAAGCTTCAGGCGGGAGCGTTTCGCAGACAGTCGGCCACTTCACATACGGTCTATTGCCATTCCAGATGGGATTAGCCGAGTCATCCCATGTGCGCGCCGACCAGTCATCATCGATGTCCTTATGCAGGAGCAGACCATCATTCGCGGTGACATAGAAGCCCCGCTCCTTCGGCTCTTCGGGCAGTGGCTTTTCATACACTTTGACGAGTGATGCGACCTGTGCGACCAGACCGCGCACGGTATTCCAATCGTCTCCGTCGCTTGCGGTCTTCAACTTATCGAAAAGCTGGTCAAGCTTCACCAAAACACTGTCATTCATTCCAATCAAATCCTTTCGTCGGTTCCAAGCCTGTCGGCCTGAAACAATTCCTCCCATGCGTCAGAAACGTTTCCGCAAGCCCACAGGAAACAAGCTTGCGCAAACTTCTGTAGACAACGCTCTGAGCCAATTGCAGGTCTTCCGCGATCTTGTACGAACTGGTACTGAAACCGGTCTCATACTTCATGCGAAGCGACTCGTACACTCGCTGCAATACCGGCTTATCCCGCTGATAGTCACGTTTGGTCTTATGTCTGACCCGTTCAATCCAACCCGCGTTGGCGGCGAGCATGGCATCCAAGTCGATGCCCGTCTGGACGCTCCACGCGACATCAGGCTGAGCGCCGGTCATTCCGAAACCTCCCGTGAACTCTCGCACACCTGGTCGTAACGGTCGAGAAGCTTCGACTTCTTGTACGTGACGGTCTTGCCGCCCTGATAGTCGGCGCACACCCTGTACAGTTTGTCGAACTTGTCCGCTCCAAGCTTGAGATACCTGGCAGCTTCCTGCCTGTCGAAAATCTCCTCTTCGACAACAACCTTCCTGTCTGTCAAAACCTGCTCCTATCTTGATTGGCCGTGAACGTCAGCGGCCCATTGGATGAACGCGCCTAGTTTCGATTCGGGAACCTCATACAACGTGCTCGTCTTGAGTCCATCTTTTTCGACGATTGACCCGCCTTTCCGATCGTTGATACGGAAGACGCAGTGCCCACCCTCGTCAAGAACGAACTCATGCGGCGGCGCCGGAGGATTCAACAACGTCATGCCGCCACCTCCGCGTCAAGCACTCGCTCGAAACTTTGTTCGGACAACCGCTGGTGGATAAGCGCCAATCCCTTGCGTGTCAGCTTCGGGGTTGGCGGATAGGCGAATGGCGTGCCATCCTTGTGGATTCCGTGGGAACGGGAGGACACCATGACCATATGGCCTTGCCTCACGCGACTTGACGCCGCGCACCATGACTGGTTGGGCTGCCGGTAAATCCAACCGTTATCCACAAGCCATTGGCGCAGCTCATGCTCACCGATCTGAATGTTGGAATCGTTGCTTAGGAGTTTCGCCGCGTCACGGACAAGCAGAGCATCGGGAACGTTCGTGAAGTCATCCAACGCCTTGGCTTTCGGCTCCAGTTCCCTGATTTGCTCGTCCTTGGCTTGGAGCTGCTGGTTCTTGCGTTCGATGGTCTTCTGTGCGACGAGCACCGCACGGGCCATGATGTCCTCGTCCGAATCAGCATCGGAAACACGGATTGCACCACCCTCGTTGAAATACTTGTCAAGGGCTTCGGCGGCTTCCTGCTGGTAGACGGTCACGTTGTGGCGGGCCTGTTCGTCGCTGAGTCGGTTCGTGTCGATGGTGGCGAGCCACATGGTCAACGTCTTGCGGCTGATTGCCACCATGTCACGTTGTTTGCCGTCTGCGCCAACTGTTCGTATCATACGAATGGTTGCCCATGGCGTTCTGTTGAGTCGTTCCCACTGTCCGTTGTATGCGATGCCGATGTTCTCGCAGATAGGTTTCAACGCAGTGTAGATTTCACCGTCATCGAACCTTTGAGCGATCATCGCACTCCCGTTGAACGGGACTTCGACGATATCGTTGCTCATTTGGTTGCCTCCGCGTAGAGAATGTCGATCATGTCGGTGGTGTTGTATTTGGCTTGGAGTTCCTTGGAGCCTCTGCGCATGGCTTTCACTGAATCTTCTGGAATGTTCACCGTTCCTGTGGTTCCGTCTTCCATATCATCGGGGATGAAGGTGGTGAACGTATCCTCTGGCAGTTTTGTGAGGAGGCTTAGCGCTTTAGTGGATAGGTACCCTTCTCCTCGCAGATTGTGCAGGTAGCCGTTGTTGGTGAGGTATTCGAGCTTCTGTTGTCTGGTTTCGTTTGGCGTGGTGATTTTCATTGTGGTTCCTTGGTGTTGTGTGGTGTGGTTAGGCGGTTTGTTTGATTTGTGCGATTTCGCCGGGTTGGAAGCCGAATGCTTTGTAGAGTCCTATGAGCATGAGTGGTGTGCATTCGTTTGTTTTTTTGGCTCTGGCTAGGACGCTTTCGCTGACTCCTATTGCTCCGGCGAAGGCTTCGTCTGTTTTGAGGCCGCTCATTTGTTTGGTTCGGTCTAGGAAGCCGTCTCGGAACTGCATTTTGTATTCAGCCATCAGTGATTCCTTTCGCAACCTGCAATATTTCTTTTGCTTTCTGCAATTCATATAATCGCATATTGCGAAAAAAGTCAAGCGAGAAGCGACACTCGGCGTGTTGCGAGTTTGGAAGAAGTATTGCATAATGCAAAACATGAGTATTGCAACATGGTATAAAAAGACAGTCGGGTCAGATACGGTTAACACCGTGGCTGACAACACCGGAATAGTCCCTTCATCCCTTTATCGGCAGCTCCCAGAGAAACTCTCTCCGGAAAATGTCGTGAAAATCGCCCGCGCATACGGAGTTTCAGCTATAAACGGTCTAGTCGCGCTTGGGCTGCTGGATGACAGCGATATATCACAACTACAAATATCAGATGCACTAATAAACGCTTCGAATGACGAGCTGCTCCAGGAACTCGCACGCCGTCTCAAGGAAAACGCGGACGCCGACTGGGTGAACAGTCCGATCATCTACCGTGAAGAATTCGACATGGCCGCGAACGACGATCCGAACGCGAGACTCGAAGCCGAAACACCGGAAGACTGACGACAGCAACGAATATGGCGGCGGCATTCACTTATGATGCCGCCGCCTAATAATACGAAGGGAACAATGTCACGAATCACCATCGACGTTTTGGAACGTCAGGCCGAGCACATGGGTTTGAAGGTTTTGGAATCCGATATTCCCGGCACTACCTGCGGCCTGTACTGCGACCGGCTGCGGACGATATGGCTTGCCGACTGGTTGAACGACCGGCAGAGGCTCTGCACCCTATGCCATGAGCTTGTGCACGCGAAGTATCGTGATCTCGGCTGTGGCACGCGGTTCGGCGTGAAGTGCGAGCGTAGGGCGCGTCGCGAGACGGCGTTGATGCTGATAAGCCCGGTCGAGTTCGCCATGGCCGAACGGATGTGGGACGGTGACACCTGGCATATGGCGGCGGAGCTGGACGTGACCATGCAGGTTCTTACGGATTACAGGCAGATTCTCAAGGATGGCTTGTTTGAGAAACGCCCATGATTCATCAGCCATCAATTGGGGGGATAATCCTTGTTGAGACATATTGCAGGAGAGCAAGGAGGACATCATGGAAATTATATGCGTTATCGCCGGTATCGCCATCGGTATGGCCGCGTTCGTTCTGCTGATCCAGATGGCCGTGCGGAACGGCATTCGCATGTCCGGGTTGATTGACTGGCGTACCCAATACGAGTTGGAACGCATCGACGATGCGGACGGCGGCAAGCCGACGTTGCACGAATTGTATGAGATTACGGCCAAGACCGATTCCGCACCAGATGCCATCGAGCGGAATGTGAGGGCGAAGGCTCTGGACTATATCGAGTCGCGTAATTCCATCCATGTGCGAAATTGTTGGATTGTGATTGGAGTCGCTGTCGGCGTATGCTTCCTGGCTATGATTATCACTCTCGCCAGCAGTCCTATGTGAACCATGTTTTTCTCGTGCCCGTCTGTTTTGTTGCAGGCGGGTTTTTCATGCCCTTTTTCTGACCGTTTGTGTTTTTTAATTGGCAAAATCATGGCAAACGCACAATGTAAGAAGAATGTATAACCATGTACATACTTATATACATGTAATTGGAGCTACACCGACAAACTATCAGTATCTACTACCCGACAGTAGTTGTAATTATATCCATGTGTAGAGTTAGAGTTATAGGCGAAAGTAGTAAAAAGCCCTTGCCGCTCTCGAACAGCGACAAGGGCAATCGGAAAACCAGTTTGCATAGATTCTCCGTGCATCAGCATAGCGCTAGGCATGGAGGGAAAGACACGTGGAAAATATGGGCTACAAGAACATGCAAGCCGTATACGACGTAAACCGTGCCGGACGCATGGCGATTCGACGTGGCGATAACATGACCCTCAACAAGAACGCCGAACTCGTTCTCATGTTCATGGCTTCGCAAACCTACGATTGGGATAGTGAGAACAATTGTCCCCCAAAGAAACTCATGGATAAGAAAGTGCCATGCCGCTACTACACGCTTGGATGGCGTGCTATCTCAGACTCGCTTGGAATGGTGATGCTTACTCCCGAACAGGCGATGGGTGGCAATGCGGAGGCGAAGATGAAGACCCGTGAGAACAGTATCCAGAAGAGCATCAGCGATGCCTGGGTGTTCCTGCGTGATCGCGGCATCATCAAGACCATCGAACCTGCTTCGCTTGGTAAGAACGCTGGGTTTCTACTCCTACTGGGCGACGATGCGGAGAATGCCGCAGTGGAACGATGGGCCAGGGAGTGCCTTGGCGTCTGATTCGGCCATGATGACGGTTGTGCCATTCGACCTTTTTTGACCGTTTTATGACCGCGTTTTCGACCACGATGGTCGAATGTCCTCGTGTTCGGTCAACATGATGACGCAATCCAAATAAAGAAGATTATTAGGGTTGTACCTGCTTGATTGGGTTTTCCTGAGATTGCTGATTGCGGTTATGTCTATGAAGGTCGCCACATGGTTCCCTATGCCGTGTGGCGACCTTCGTGGTTTCGGGCGGCTCATGCATCGTGTTCTCTCCCTATTTTGGAGAGAACGGCATGGGGGTGTCGGATTCGGATGGTTCCGCATGATATCTGCTGTTATGCCATGTGAGACGTTTGGATGGCGTTCTCTCAGGGTTTCATGAACCTTCCCACCTGACGTGCGAATTTGCTGTTACGGCGTGTCGCGACCCTTTTTCGTGTGTTTTTTGGGCTGGTTTTTCGAGTTTGTCTGAGAATCGGAGAGAATACCCTTTTCGAACGCTTCTGCAACCGTTCCCACAACCATGGGTGAACCCTACTCGCGTAAGGGTTTCCACCTAAGCTCCTGCGACTGGGCTTGAACCAGTGACCGTCCGATTAACAGTCGGATGCTCTGCCAACTGAGCTACGCAGGAATGCGCTGTGCACAAGACATGAATTATACGCGGTAAAACGCAAAATGCAAATCCCGCGCGTGTCTCCCTTGCTGCGGCGGGACTACCGTCACATGCTGATCTTCGTCAACGGCATGGCGGAATCGATTGCGAAATCCGGTTCGGACGGTTTCACGCCGCTCTCCACCAGGTTCACGCCCAGCATGGCCACCATAGCGCCATTATCGGTGCACAGTTTGATTTGCGGGATACGCACTTCGACGCCATGCTTGGCTCCGACCTCCAACAGTT